TCTCGCCATGCTGTAAAGAACTTAGGCACAGCATTGGGGTTGACCAGTTTAGCCAAGCCATACGCATCAAGGGGCGACTGTGACGCAGGGGTACCGGTCATCATCCACAGGTAAGTGTCGGGCTTCAAAATCTTGTTAAGCGACTTCCAACGTTTTGTTTGCACGTTCTTGTAGGCATTGGCCTCGTCAGCTACAACAAGATCAAACCGTCCATCGTTGTTTATCTCATCTGCGATGAGGTTCAGTCCGTCATAGTTCGTGATGACAAACTCGTAATCACCTTGCACCATCTCGATACGACGTGATGCTTGCTGGTGGTGAGCCACAATGGCGCTGCGGTGAATGATGCTGTTGCCCAAGTCGTTTATCCAAGCTGACTGCATAATCGACACAGGGCAGAGCACCAGACACCGACGCACCTGCTTAGTTCGCATGAGATAGTCAGCCGCCCAGAGCGCCGACAGCGTCTTGCCTGTGCCGGGTTCAGAGAAAACAAACGCTCGTCTGTGCAAGGTCAAAAACGCAGCCGTCTCCATCTGATGCTTCATCGGCTTAAACCTGCCCGGCCAGTCGTAGCGTGCAGTGATGGGGGAGGGTACGTTTCTCACACCCAGGTTGCGCAGCACACGCGCTTCGTCTAACCCCCATCGCACAGCGATCTCATACACGCCGTCCTGCTCACCAACTACTGCAAACTTGGGAATAACTTTGTACTTGTCTGGATTGCGCGTTCGTAACAGCAACGCTTTGTTTTCAACGATTTGCATGGTTCTCTCTCAATTTATAAACTTCTCTTATGCCTGCTTTGTCTTGCACAAGGTGGTAATCCAAAAGACTCTGACGCATAAGCGTGTTAATCATTTTTTTCCACGTCTCGTCCTCCACGTCTGTGGAATCTACCCACGAATAACCAAACCGTAAGTACCAAACATCCGCAAGCTGCTGCGGATTTAGCTTTTTCATCGACCGTTTTCTCCTCGGTTCGCTTTCACGCTACGGATGCGCAGATTGCTTTTAGCTGACGAGCCGCCTGAGCGCAGTGGTTTCTTGTGGTCAATGTCTTTGCCCTCACGAGCATCGGCCTTGCCATTGTTGTTTTTATCAACGCCTGTCTTATCGACTAAGCGTTGAGCTTTAACCCGCTCAGCCCTTTGCTTAATCTGCTCAGGCTTGCCGTGGTATTTCGCATATTCTCTTTTGTAGTCTCTTGACATGATTGGCTCCTAATGTTTGGGGTGAAGTTCACAACTTTTTACTGGGCACCATCCGCACAGTGCGCTTTGTGTGGGGTTCCACACATTGTTCTCAAACGCTACGGATAGTTTTGCCACCCGTTGTCTGTACTGCCACCACGCTGGCTCAATGTCTTCCACCGACATCTTGTGTTTGACCATGCTCTCCTTCACCACAAACAACAAGGCCGAATTGACCTGTCGAATGTGGGGAAAGTGCGCAAAAGTCATCAGCGACATCAACACAAGCTGATCGGTATCGGGGTACTTGTTGTTGCCAGTTTTATAGTCAACGATCCATGCGGTGAGGTTTTCGTCGTCTACGATTAACAAGTCAGCAATACCACGCACCCATACGGAGTCGTCTTTGAAACCGCACGGCTTAAGGTCAACGGTCAGGCCCATCTCGTGCTCAGGGTACTTGCGCCCAGGCTTTTGAAGTAGCGCGTCAAGGGTTGGCTTTACAAACTCAAACTGCGGTGGGATGGGGGTGCCATCCTGCACATAGTTCTCTGCTGCTGTGTGTAACTCCTTACCGTAACGAATCTGCTCCGTGTCTGGGAACGGGTGCTTCTTTAGAACCTTTACCTCGTGATAGCGTCTGGCACAGCCTTCAAAATCTTTCAGACTGCTGTGTGACCATGTGACCTTGTGCGTTGTCATTAGAACTCCGCTTTGGTTATGACCTTGGTTAGCCGGTTTGCGAACGCTGTGACAAACCTCTCATCAGCTTCAAGTTTGTTGTTCATGTCCTTCAGGATGGCGTGGGTAACTTCGTGCCAGAAGGTGTCTGTAATTTCTTCTTGCTTGAACCGCCTGTTGTCGTATGAGCTGCGTGTGCCGATCTTGATCATCTTACCGTTATAAAACACGCCACCCATAGCTCCCTTCTGGGGCATACGCCCACACATAACAACGTCGTATTTGGTTTTACCAACTGTAATTTTTTTAGGCATTTTCATTTTGCTTCTCCATATCGTTTTGCAGAGCCTACCTCCGCTGCCAGTGGAATACCCGGCATGTACTTCGGCTCCATAGTCATCTGCGCTAAAACCCAAGTTTTAGCGTTCGCTTCTTCTGCCTCAGGTACAAGGCAGACTACTTCATCATGGACAGTTAACACACACGGATACTCTTTTTGTATCCGCAGCATGCCGTCTGTCATCACACACCTAGCCACTGCCTGAACAATGTTTTCAGTCAGCGCCCCCCCGTACACCTTTTTTTCATTTGGCCCGTAGACCCACTGCAGCCGACCTTTTGGATCAGCATTTCCTTTCAGGGAAGGATACTTCAAAGTCATACCGTTTGGCAAGAAGATTTTTTCTTTTTCAAACTGCAGGCACTTGTGATGGTAAACCCTACCCTCAAACAGCCCACGCTGAATAAGCTCCTGGCACAACTGCCAGAACTGCGTGACCGGCTGCGCTGCTTCACGGTACTTATCAATGATCTTCTTGGCAGACACCGCATGAATCAGTAGTTCATCTTCAGTGCAAGTGTGTGGTATATCCCATAAGCGCTTAGCGTTCTCATCCCATTCTAAGAAGCTGCCTATGTAGTCAGACGTTACGCCTAACTGCTTAGCAAAAGCCCTGTCGTACCGTGTGGATGGTGCGCCTAGGAACCCCGTCAACAACTGCGCAGCAAACGATGCCCACCCCAAACCATAACCTGCCCCCAACAAAGCAGACTTAGCAGACTGGCGAAGGTCAGGGTGTAATTCTTTGCTTAACCCTGGTATGCCGAACATCTGCGCACCAAACATAGCGTACGCATCCTGCCCTGATCTAAAGATGTTAAGGAGATCTTCGTAATCAGCCAGCCACGCCAATACACGCGGTTCGATCTGCGACAAGTCACACACCACTAAGGTATACCCCTCAGGGGCCATGATCGACTTACGAAGGAACGACCCACGTTTTAAGTTCTGCAGATTAAGTCCAGATCCCTTACTTGCAGACCAGCGCCCTGTATGTGCGCCGTAATAGTTAAGGGGCACCGGAAGAACACCGCGTTGTGCAATATCCAAGAATCGTTGCGCTCTAGTGCGCTCCAATGTTGATTTAACGGCCAGCCGCGCTTCACATAAGAGAGCAACATCTTCATTGTCGGCGTTGAGCAACGCCTGAAAGAGTGCATCGTTTTTAGCAAGCGCAAGCGCCTTTTCACCGGTGGTCTTGCTGATTTTAATCGGCGGCTCCACGCCAAGGCTGCGTAACAACTCGCCAAACTGCGGGTTGCTTGCAAGGATAGTTTCTTCGACACCAAGACGTTGAAGAAGTGTTTCTCTCTTTTCTCTTTCTTCGTTAATCGCTTCACTGAGCATCTCCTTATCTAGTTGTAGCACAGGGTTAGTGAACATCTTCAGCGTCAAGTCTATAAGTCGTAACTCTTTGGCAGGGTAGCCCTGCACCAGACGCTTAAAAACCTCCTCACACAGGAACGTATCGTGCGCACAGTAGTCAGCCAGTTCTTTTTCTATCTCATGGGTAAGCTCGTCTAGCCCGTCTGTGCTGTACACAGCTTTGCCTTTGGGCGGCAGGCCAAACTCTTCTGCAAGTTTTGCCAAGCTGTTGCCCACCTCCACCCCACGCAAGGCACGCGCCATGGACAGCGAGTCGAATATGAACGCAGGCTTGCAACCATAGACCCACGACAGTATGGCGACATCGAACTGTGCGTTGTGCGCCAGCACCGCTGTCTCTGACCAGTCTATCGCAGCAAACGCTGCGGGTAGTTCAGCATGGCTGTGCCACGTGGTGTTGTCCTCTCCGTAGTCTTTTATGCAGGCACCAAACGCTTTGAAGTTCTCGTGTCGTATGTACTGCTCAGTAGTAAGTTTAGATAGTGTGTAGTCTTTACTCGACCAGCGTGTTTCAAAGTCAATTACCACTATGCGCTTGTATGGCGGCTTTGACATGTTTGATGTTCTCCTCGTTAATTATGATTGCAACGCCACCAGCTTTACGAATTTTTTCTAACTCGCGGTCTTGTAACGCAGTCGTTGTATTACTGCCTGCCTTGCACTCTATGGCAAAGAAATACCCCTTGTAACAGCCGATGATGTCTGGCACCCCAGCCCTACCAAACCCCCCCATGAGGGGGAGAAAATGGTAGGCGCCAAGCTCATCAAGAACTAACTTCACCTCCTTTTTAACCTTGGCTTCTGGGGTCATAGCGGGGCTTTCTCAAACTCACTGAATGTTAGGGTTGTTTTTTGTGATCTCTTCGCCAGCTCGTACGGATTCACTAGCGTAAAGGGCCATGTAGGATACGGATGCGATGCTTTCCAATGCGGATCGTAGTATGGCGACTTCTCTAGTTCGGAAAGCAAGATCGGTTTGTAGCGCTTTGATTTGGGCATGTAGTTGCTCCTGTTCTTCGGCGTTCATCGTGGCAAGCTCTCTGCCCACACAAGTATGGCGCTGGATGCACGCACAATGTTCTTACTGATGTTGGCGATCTCAAGAACTTCTCGTTCGCTTAACCTTGCGTTTGCGCACAGTTCTTGTAGCCTTTCTGATGACTGCTTCAGGACTATTACTGACTGTGCTGGATCCCTGATCTCTGTTGCTTGCATCCAATACCTCCATTAGTTTTTCAAGATAATGTTTGCCCTTACCAATCTCGGTAAAAGCTTCGTCTTTGTTGCCCATGCGCATCACGTACTTCAGTGCGCCACCACGATAGTAGCCGATACGTTGTTCAACGGGCCACGTATCCACCACATCCCATGGTTCTATGCCCATAAGTTTGTAATGCGAACCACCAATCTGTTTATCTTTTGCTGCCATATATCACCTCAAAGGTTGTTTGTTAGCCCACATGTTTACGCAGGTCTGCTCCAAGTCCATAGAAGGCGGGTTTGTTTTTAATGCATCTTTCAGACCCATGTTGTATGCCTCGATCACGGTCTTGGGCAGTATCTCCATAGGCGGATCGTTAGATTTCATTTTGCTGATGCCGATTGCGATCAGACTTGTTAGCACTACCCCAACCAAGACACCCAGGCCCCACTGTTTGTTGCTTTCGTTCATTACATTCTCCTTTCTAAATGGGCAGTCGCGCCCTTGTTCACAATCTCCTTGGCAGCAGATCATTGGTTTTTCTCCCGCAGCTTGGCTTCGACATGAGAAATTAAATTCTGTATACATTGTCTGGAAGGTGCGCCAAATTTAATTGGCTCATCATTAGGTTCAGTAATTTTTGAATCAAAAACCAAGTCTAAACTTTCCTCATCCGTCAGCCCAACCCATTCACGCTTTGGTGCGGCATAAAGCGGAACCTCATTTACACCTTGCTGCCGGTTAACCCAAAAGTCATGGTGCTCACGATTAAGGTCTTCTACGTGTGCGTACCCCACAGGCTTTTGTTTTTGCCACGTTTTCTCCTGGTACTTGTTCCATGTCGCTTCAACGTATGCTGTCATCTCTTCAGGTGTTATTGGTTTAGCCACCGTTCTTCTCCCGCAGCTTAGTTTCAATGGCCCGTTCGTAATTCCATCCACGAAAAAGGTTGTCCTTTGCCCAGGCCGTGTGGATCTTTTCAATCTCCTCATCGGTCAGGTTCACCCAGGCTCTCTGCTGGCACTCCGTGGCGTAGTGCCTCATTTGATCCTCTGTAAACAGATCCTTTCCAGCAATTCGGTACTGAGCGGATGGCATCTTTGAGATATGGATCATGTGTTTTTCTCCTTTAGTTTGGCTTCTAGCGCAGCAATCATGTCTATAACATAAGGACGGTTTGCCAGTGAGATTTCTCTGGCCTCCTCCTTAGTTAACCCAACCCATTCACGCTCCGGTTGCGCTAGTGCTTCTCGCAGTGCTTCTTTGATCGCAACCTCTGTATCTTCAAGCCCGTGAGCATCTTCAAAATACTTTAACGCCATCTCTGCTGCTTGTTTTAGGTTCATTTCTCACCCCTTATTCTCACCCCACAAACTTCAGCCGCCATGTAACCAATCAAGTTTTGGTCAGCATTCAGTGTCGTGTTTGTTTTGTAATACTGCATAATTCCATCACACACCTTTGCACACGCCTCACGTTCATCAGCCCGAACCAACTCCGCAAACTTCCCAACGTCCAGGCCATTTCTCACCCCTTTTACATATCTGTTTCCTTCTGCAACGAGCACTTCTTGCACGGCACCTTCCCCGATTAATCCCCGCATAACTGTTACAGCCGTGGTGCGAGCGCAACCAAAACGTTGGACTATCATGCTGGCAGTCATAGGAGTTTTGCGTGTTTTCAAATGTGCTAG